GCGGTTGTGGTTGATGAGGGCTTTGGAGGGTTTTGCCGGGAATCCGTGGGCGAGGTTTGAGTCTGATCCGGTGGGTTTTGTTGAGAGGGGTTTAGGGGAGTCTTTGTGGTCGAGGCAGAGGGAGATTTTGGAGGCGGTTCGCGACAATAAGCGTGTGGCTGTTCCAGCGTGTCATGCTCCGGGGAAGACGCATTTGGCTGCTCGTATGGTCGCTTGGTGGATTTCGTGTCATCCTCCGGGTACGGCTCAGGTGGTGACGACTGCGACCACTTTCCGTCAGGTGAGGAACTTGTTGTGGGTGCAGATTCGACGGTTGCATTCCAAACATAAGTTGCCGGGTGAAACGAGTCAGGTGGAGTGGAAGATCGGGTCGGACATTTGTGGCTACGGTTTTTCGGCTCCTGCGTGGGATGAAACCGCGGTTCAGGGTGTTCACGCCCCTCATCTTTTGATCGTTGTGGACGAGGCTGGTGGCATTTCTAACAAGTTGGGGCAGTCTTTTGAGGCTTTGATGACTGGCGGCCACACAAGATTGGTGGTTATCGGGAACCCTCCTGTCGATATTGAGGATTCATGGTTTGAAAGGGCTTGTTCTTCGCCGCTTTACAAGGTTTTGCCTATTTCAGCGTTCGATACACCGAATTTCACGGGTGAAACCACCGATTTATGCCGTTCTTGCCCTCCGGAAGTGCAACCTCACAATGTCAGCACCCATTTGGTCGATAAAGAGTGGGTTGACGAGGTCGTTCACGAATTCGGGTTGGACAGCCCGTTCACTATCGCTCGCGTCCATGCGAAGTTCCCCCGAGCTGCCCCGAACAAGGTGATTCCGATGCAATGGGCTGAGTCCGCACAGGAAAATGATCGTCCAGCGTCCGGGGATGAGATCCGTTTAGGGGTTGATGTGGCCGCGGACGGCGGTGACGAACTGGTGATCGCCCGAGCGGACGGTTACCGAGTGAAATTGGTGCATACCTCGAGCGGATTAGCGAACGCTTCCGCTGTCGATGTGGCCGCAAAGGTGCTGGAAGCCATCAATGAGGCAGAACTGATCGCTTTGGGGCGTTCCCACAAGCATCGCGTCACCGTCAAAGTGGACGGAATCGGTGTCGGATGGGGTGTCGTCGGACTTCTCCAACAATGGGGCAAAGAAGGTCGCCACCGGAGTGCGATCATCAATGTCAATGTTTCCCGGTCAGCAAGATCCCAAAAATTCAAAAACCAGCGAGCCGAAATGTGGTGGAACGCTCGCCAACTCCTCATGCCCGACCCCGAAAACGACAACGCCCAGCAACTCCGCCTAGATGTGGATCGTCGAACCATCGCCCAACTCTCATCACCCCTCTACTCAGGCGACTCAGCAGGACGAATCGTCATCGAATCCAAACGAGAAATCAAACGACGTTCCGGAGTGTCCCCCGACCGCGCTGAAGCCATCCTCCTCGCCGTCTACGAACCCCCCGGAGGGATCGTCGGAGATGCAATCGTCCCCATCGTCATAGACCAAACAAACCCGTGGGATCTATCGGCCGCATAAAACACCCCAACTAGCAGGACTTTTACAAAAAAATTTTTATTGTGCTGCCGAAGGGGGGCGTAATAGTGTTGAAACATCAAGCCTCGTTGTCTATCGGTTGAGGGTTTGGTGTGATCCCATGCGATGATGCCGTCTTGGACTCGATTTGATCCGTATGACCTCTGTTTGCAGGGTCGCGTTTTCTGTGTGTCGTTTGAGGGTTCGGTTGGGGCGATGGCAACATCGTGGGCGCAGATGAAGGTCAATGCGAACGCTGTCACCGTGGTCCACTACGACTTGATCGCTCTGACCGAGAACATAACGATGACGGTTTATGAGGCTCCGACGATTACGGACGGTTCGACCGCTGTTACGCCGGTCAATGTGAACCGGAGATCCGCGGAAACGGCGACAGCCCAGTTTTATACGGACCCGAGTTCGGTGAGCGGGGGAACTTTCCTGCTGGTTTCCGGTATGCCTTCAAGTGCCAACAAGGTTGGTGGCACAACCGCTCACACCGAAGTGTGGTCTTTGACCCCTAACACCAGTTATGGCATCAAAATGGTGAATAACGGCAACTCGACCACCGGGATTGTTTTCACCATGCTCTTTTTTGAGCATTGATCCTCTCGGGCGGCCAGTTCCCCACCCCAAAATAGTGTTGACGAGGGTTTAGTTTTGGGGGCATACTGGTGCGTGACAAATCACGACCTACGAGGAACACCGGAATGGGGCTGATCGCGGTATGAAACCGAGCAGAGAAATATCAGGATCGTTGGAGGCTCAGTATTTGGAGTCTGACGAGTTCCAAGCTGCATACGAGACTTGGCAACGAGATTCGCTTGCCGAATTCCAGCCGGTCAGAGGGTCGGTTTTGGACACATTTTTGAGGACAAGCGAATACCGGGAAGGGCTGAACGCTTACCTCGAGATTTGGTTCAGCAAATAACGCACACTTGGGCGACCGGCGTTCGTTTGATAGGTGTAGACAGATGCCGAAGGAGGGCAAATGGAGCAATGCAACTGCAAGTACACATGGGAGTATCAGGAATTCCTGAATGAGCAGAAGAATCTGTCAGTTCAGGAACGGCTTCTGAACACGATTTTCCGTCCGTTCGACGGCGACCAATATGAGTTCATATGCGAAGAGTGTCGTCGGATGAATGAGGCGGCAACTCAGGAAGAAGACGAGATGGATGCCATCGTGGCGGCCAGCGATCTTCCCGAAGCCGACTTCAACTGGCGAGATCCTGTGGCAGGGGACTTCCGGTCGCTGTACCTCGCTCACACCAAGTTGCGGATGTACTTCATCGCTAACTTCACGAAAACCGGCGAGATGGTTTCAATCGCACACACATCGAAGATCATCGCCCATTGGGCTGGAATCAGCGATCCCGAGGATTTGCAACGAAAGTTGGAAATCGGGATGTGGGTGGACGAAGCGTTCACGGTCGCTGTCATGGACTACGACGAGATGGACGACTACTACCGCCGCCTAAATGGCGAAGATGTGGGCGAAATCGTCGTAGACGAGGACATTGCCAACGATGCGTTCAATTTTATTCGCAGTCGGATGATGGAAAAAGTCCGTGAGGACATGATCCTCCGCGAACTGGAGAAGGAGTTCAATGATGGTCAATAATCGTCCTGATCCGGTACAGCCCATGACACCCAAACCCCAGCAACCGGAAGATCACGAAAGCAAGTGTGCTTGCTACGACTGTGAAGAGTGGGCGTATGCCCTACTCGATTGGGAGGAAGCAGAAAAGCAGGCTGGAAGAAACCCTTGGGCGGATACCAGCATCAGAACCGGGGTGGAGGGTCAAACATGATGACCTACGAGAACACCTGTATCGCGGATCACAAACTGGAGGCGACCGTCTTTGGCCGCATCCGAACATGGTTGTGGTGGAAACGGCACGACCGGTGTAATCCACCGTCCAAGAAGGAGAGCGTTGTGAAGTACAGAATTGAAATCGTCTTTGACGCTGACCGGGATTTGACCGAAACCGAACTGTCGGATCTTCTTGACAGCCTGTATCCGCAGGTCGAAGAACCAATGGTGCGATGCTTGGAACACAACTGTTTGGACTTGGTTCACGACGCGGAGTTTCAAACCTCCCATGTGGATTGCTCCGTTCAAAAAATCGGGTAAATAGCGGTTGATAGGCGGTCGGTAATGTCGGCATATGGCATTACCGACCGCTACCGCTTACATTCTCGGGCAATTGAGGAAGCACCGAGCCTGCCCCGATGCGACATGGGACGCGGTCGAGGCGGAAGCAGCCGAAAAAGGGTTCGGCAATTTATCTAAATCTGCCCGTGAGCAGGTGAGATTGGCGAAGGTGGCGTGGCAGGCTGAGCAGGCGATCCTCAAAAGGACTCGGGAACGATGAACATTGATGATCTGATCGAACTGATCCGCAACCAAGGAAACCTTGACGCACCGACAATGGAAATTGTTGAGCGTGAGATGCGAACGAACTCCATGTCCAAATCGACGGTGTTGATCCTGCAAGGGACGATGGAAAAGGTCCGGAAACACAGTCTTCTGAAGGCGGCCAATCGTTCCGAGGCTGGTCGAATCGCCGCAGAGGCTCGGTGGAAAGGTCATGTCAAACAGCCGACTGGTGGCGGTATGCCGGGTCAGGCTGGTGTTGCCCCCAATGCGACAGCACCGACCGCAACCGGAGCTGCAGGAACGGCGAGCGGTTATGTGCGGCCCGAAGTCGTCAAAGTGAAGACGATGGACGAGGCTGTCAAGGCTCTGAACGAAGGCAAAATCGTCGAGTTAGAGCAAGAAGGTGATGTTCACACTCTGCTGAACGAACTGGCACGAATCGCCCTTGACGCTAAAGCCCAAGGTAGGGATGCTCCGAACTATGACCTGTGCAAGGTGACAGTTCCCGGCACAAGTTTGTTCTGTGGTCAAAATAAAGGGATTCCTCGAGCGAAAATGCCTCAGTTGAGGTCAAAGCCTGTTGCCGGTTCAAAAGCGGACGCGCTACCTCGGAACCAATGGGGTGAAGTCGAAGGGGCTGACCTGTTTGAGGCACACCTTGAAAAAGAACTTGGTATTTCGGTGGAAAGCAAAACTGTTCGGGCTTCGTCGCTGAAGGCAACCCAAACGGATATGAAGGGTACTCAGGTTGCTCAGATGATGACTGACCCCAAGTTCAAGCCTGATGCCGAAGAAATTTGGGTTACTCGCGACGGATACATTCTTGACGGACACCACCGTTGGGCGGCCACGGTCGGTAAGGATCTCGCAGACGGCGATCTCGGGGATCTTGATGTGAGAGTGCGAATGATTGACGCACCGATCACCGAAGTGTTGCAGATTGCTAATAGTTGGACTGCCGATATGGGCTTACGATCCATCGCCGGTCCAGCGACAGCCCCGAATGCCAGCGGTTCGATGGAACCGGCTGGCGCGACACAAGTCAATAAAAGCCGGGATGTGCCGACCGACAAGAAGTTGTATGAACGGGTCATTGCCGAAGCAAAGAAGAAGTTTGAGGTGTACCCGTCCGCCTATGCGAACGGCTGGGTGGTGCAGGAATACAAGCGTCGAGGTGGCAAATACAAGGTTGAGAAAGCCTCAGATAAGCGGTTGAGGGATCCGAAAGGTGGCTTGACCGCTGCCGGTCGGGCGCATTTCAAACGTACGGAAGGTGCAAATTTGAAGCCCGGTGTGAAGGGTGCGGCTGACACTCCGGAAAAGATGCGACGCAAGGGATCGTTCCTCACCCGGTTCTTTACGAATCCTTCGGGTCCGATGGTGGACGAGAAAGGTAAGCCGACTCGACTTGCTTTGTCGGCTCACGCATGGGGGGAGCCGGTTCCGAAGAACATGGATGACGCTCGGAAACTGGCGGCCAAAGGTCGGCGGTTGCTTGCACGGTATGAGGAAACGAAGAAGTCCGCGGATGAGGGCGATGATGAGCCGACCTGTCTCGGGTGCGGGAAAGGTTTCCAACCCTAAACCTGTATGGTGTCCGCATGGAGCGGAATATTTGTGAGACAGCGGTGATCGGGGGAGTTGAGGTCACCAAAGGTACGGCGGTCACGGTCGAGGGTCTGAAAGGCGAGTTCCTGTTTCAGTATGTGTGGTTACCTGACGGTTCGTTCGCGGTGTGGGATCCGAAACGACACCGGATGCGATCGTTCTCGCCGGGGAAGGTGCGGATATCTAAGAAACGGAAATACCCGACACGCCCCCGATAAGGTATTCAAAAACTTTGGAGGCAAAATGTTTCGTGATCTTGAGGGTCGTTTGTGGTTTCGGCAATCGTGGTTGAAAGAGTTCCTAGATTGTCCGGAGAGGGCGCGTTTGAAGGCTGTGAAGGCTGATCAGCCTCGGGTGACCTCTGACGCTGCTCTGATCGGTACAGGCGTTCATACGGCAATCCAAGGGGTGCTGGAGGGTCATGTGGATCCACAGGACATTGAGGACGCAACTAACGATGCTGTCGTGTCACTTTTGATTTCGGACGATGTGTCGTTCTCGAAGTATGAGGCTGATCAACTTCCGGGTCACGCTCGCAGGTGCGCCCGAGCGTGGGCGGACGGGATTTTGCCCCATGTCGAGTTGGGCGGCCAATGCGAAAAGAACTTCTCGGTCGTCGTCATGGAAATTGACGGGATTGAGGTCGGTTTGACCGGGACGATTGATTATGTTCCGCCGTCCGGAGATGTGCTGTGGGACTGGAAAACCGCTGGTAAGAAGTACAGTCAGAAGCAGTATCAGAAAGGGTCGGTGCAGGCTTCGACCTATGCGACAGCGATGAGTTTGCAGCGGCAGCTGGAATTGCCCATGAAGTTCAATTTCGGGGTGATGGTTCGCGGTGAGAAGTCGGCTTCTAGTCAGATCGTGACCGTGGAACGCCGTCAGGAGCATTCAGATTGGTTTCTGAGGCAGTTGGCTGATGTTGCACGGTTCGCCATCCGTTTCGGGGCTGACGAGCCGTGGGCGAAGAACGAGGAGTCTTTCCTGTGTTCGGCAACTTGGTGCAACTTCTACCATGAGTGTCGAGGGGCGTTCATCTCGGCTGACGCGGACGAATTCGTTGGCTAACATGCGACGGTGCTGGAGTCAGAGTTTCAGAAACAGGTTGTTTCACTAGCCAAACAATGTGGCTGGTTGGTGATGCACACTCGACCTGCCCTGAACCGATCCGGTAAGTGGAGTACGCCGATTCAGGGTCATCGCGGATTCCCTGACCTTGTTTTGAGCCATGCGACGAGGGGAACGGTGTTTGCCGAGTTGAAGGGCGAAAAGGGGCGAGTCGCTCCGGAACAGCAGGCGTGGATTGACACGCTGGCCGCAGGCGGTTGTGAGGTTCATGTGTGGCGACCGGCTGATCTTCAGAAAATCGCTGATCGACTATCGGAAATGCTTGACTAGGGTGCAGTAGTTCCATACCATCCTTTATGTCCCGAGGGGACAAGGAGGAAAAATGCAACCAACACCCATGAAAACAATGGTTCGGGCAACCGACCCGGAAACCTCAACCGAGGGGGCGGCCAGCGTCCAAGGTCGAACCCCAACCCAAAAAATGCTGTTGCTGAACGCCTACTACGCCAACCCGGAAGGGCTGACCGACGAGGAGGCAGGCATCATCACCGGTTTGATCAACAAGCCGAAGTGCAGTTACTGGAAGCGGTGTTCGGAACTTGAGGCGGAGGGCTACCTCATGCGAACCCTGTTCACGCGTCAGGGAATGACCGGTTGCCATATGCTCGTCCGTACGATCACCGAGGCTGGTCGCAAGGAGGTGGAGGCAAAATGAACCTGAGATGGCTTCATGCCGCAATTGGATGCCAATTCCTTGGGATGTTCATTTTGGGACTCAAGGATCCGTCCAATTTTGCGTTCGTCACGCTGTTTTGCACAGGATCGTCCACGGTGTTGATGATCATGGGCATGGATAAATTGGAACGCCTACTAGGAGATGAGGAGGAAGACAATGGGTGAAATGGTCGAGAGGACACATCCCATGTTTGAGCAACGAATCAAAGAGGTAATCGTGGACGGCAAAATCAATTTGCCTTTCCTCGGGTTTGCGGCCAACGGAGACAGGGATCGCACCTACACCTACCTGCGAATGGCAATGGAATATGCCGTGGATCTTGAATTGGATGAACGGTGTCTGCCACCGGAGATCCGGTATGCCTCAAAAAAATGGGTGTTTCCGGTCGATCACGGCGGAATGTCCGATATTTCGTCAATGACAAACATCGGGGTGTTGGTGTTCCGCGGTGGAGAGGTCATCGTTTGTGTCTACGGATGCGACCATGATGTTGTGACCAAGCAAAGGGGTCGTTGTTACTACGAATCGCATTGCAAGAACTGTGCGTATGCGTATGTGGTCGATTCCGGTGACTAAAACGCACTAAATCGTTGCTTGATGGGGGTGGGACGGTGTTCCACCCCCATTTGTTATTGTCGCCCTGTGGCTGACATGAGAGAAATCGGAACCTACGGTTATCAGCGATCCGGAGGTGCTGTCACAGACGAGTTCGTTGCCAGTCTTCAGGGTCTTCGGGGTGCAAGAACCTACCGGGAGATGGCGGACAATGACCCGGTGATCGGGGCGATGCTGTTCGCGGTTGAGCGAATGATCCTCAATCTGAAATGGCATGTCGATCCGTACAAGGATGCGAAAAGCCCGAAAGCGGCCAAGAAAGACGAAAAGGTTGCCCTGTTCGTCGAAGAGTGCTTGGGCGATATGGAGGAATCTTGGAGTTCCACTCTGTCGCAAATTCTTTCGTTCCTTACTTATGGCTGGTCTTACTGTGAGATTGTCTATAAGAAGCGTGGAGGCATGGACGCTAAGGACAAACGAAAGCAGTCTCAGTTTGATGACGGCAAGATCGGCTGGCGACGACTTGCTAACCGCGCCCAAGAAACCCTTTTTGACTGGGATCTTGCACCTAACGGGGACATTCTCGGGATGCGACAACTGGATCCAAGTTCAAACATGGGTTTGGTGACGATTCCGATCGAGAAATCCCTGCTTTTCCGTACCACGAACCAGCGAAATAGCCCGGAGGGCAGGTCTTTGCTCCGGAACGCCTACCGCCCGTGGCGTTTCAAGAAAACGATTGAAGAGATTGAGGCGATTGGCATTGAGCGTGACCTCGCCGGTCTGCCGGTCGCATACGTTCCGCCGTCGATGTTGTCGTCGACCGCGACCTCAGATGAGGTTGCAGCTCGTAATGCGATCCAAAACCTTGTCCGGGGAATCAAGCGAAATCAGAATGAGGGCATCCTGTTCCCCCTCGCCTTTGATGAGGGCGGCAGGGAAATGTACAAGTTGACACTTCTGTCAAGTGGCGGTAACCGACAGTTCAATACTGATGCGGTTGTCGGTCGATATGACCAGCGAATTGCCATGACCATTTTGGCTGACTTCATCCTGCTAGGACATGAAAAAGTCGGTTCTTTTGCTTTGGGTTCGTCCAAGATTGACCTGTTTATGACGGCAATCGCCCAAATGACGGCACAGGTCGCGGATGTGATGAACAAGGATGCGATACCTCGTTTGTTGAAGATGAACGGGATGGATCCGCTTCGGCCGCCGACGCTCCGAGTTGAGGAATTGCAAACAACGGATCTTCAGGTTCTCGGTGACTTCATTACGAAGATGGCTGGAGCCGGGGCGTTGCAGGTTGACGCTGGTTTGGATCAGTTTGTCCGTGATCTTGTCGGATTGCCACCCAAGGTCGAGGAGGAGGGTGCAATGGGGATGGGTGCTGAGATGATGCCCAATGCGACGGGGGATCAACCGGTTCCAGCTGCAGCACCGCCTCAGCCTGCACCAGCCGTTCCGGTACAACCGGCCGCGGAAACGCCGATGACGAGTGGTGGTCCGATTGAAGACTATTACTCTAACTAAAGCCGTTCTTTCTGAGACAGAACTAGAGATGGCGATGGCGATGAACGCTGTCTCTGAGCAGTTGTCAAAGACATTTATGGGTGTTATCGGCTCCGCTAAGGGGTCTTCCGAGGATGCTTTGGCACGGTTGTCCGGGGTGGACATTCTGTCCGACTTGGAGAAACTCACTCCAATTATCATTCGACCGTTGCTGGGCGAGGTGCAGTCAGCTGCCGCCGATGCGATAGCGAGTTTGCCTGCCTCCGCGACGATCACTATCGGGTTTGATGTGACGGATCCGAGGGCGTTGGCGTGGGCTGAACGGCGAGCCGGGGAATTGATTGTCGAGATAACCGACGATGTTCGCGCTCAGGTTCGGGATTTGATTTCTCGCGGTTACCGGGATCAGTTGACTATCAACCAGTTGACGAGGGAGATTCAGAGTCTTGTCGGGTTGCATTCTCGATGGAGTACAGCGGTCAATAACCTGTTTGCTCGCACATTTCAGTCGCTCACAACTGCTGGGATGACCACCGGTATGGCGACTAGCAGGGCTACCGCGGCGGCCGACGCTTACCGGACTCGGTTGACGAGAACTCGAGCGGAAACGATTGCCCGAACCGAAGTCATTTCCGCGAACAATGCCGGTCGGTTTATGGGCTGGCAACAATTCATGGAACAGTCCGGTTTCCCGGCTGGTCTGCTCCGGAAAGAATGGGTGATTGGACCGGACGGATGGCAAGGTATCGAAGTATGCGAAAAGTGCCAAGAACTCGCTGGTCAGACCGTTGCTGTCAATGATGTTTTCCCGAATGGGCGACTGATGCCGCCTGCCCACCCGAATTGTCGATGCACCGCATTGCTGATTTTCCCTGATGAGGAACTCTGATGCCGTGGCAAATTGAATCTCGTCAGGGTGAATATGTGGTCGTTCGGGAGGGGACGGACAAGGTCGTCGGTAGACACGCGACTCGCGCTAAGGCTTTGAGGCAACTGAAAGCGTTGTATGCGGCCAAAGGAACTGTCGAAAAAGCGAAGTTTGCTTCTCGTTCTGAGGCAGGTCGTTTTGCGGCCGAGCAACGGTGGAAGAACCTGCCGATGAGTCAGGACGAAATGGATGCGTTGTACAAGAGGCTCCGTTCGCAATCTTTGGAGATACAGAGCAGGTTGCAGAAATCGGAAGAGGGCAGACTGATTATGCGCTCCATTTTGAATTATGTGACCTATGGTCACAAAGCAATGAATAAACATTTGCGTAACCCTGTTGATCGGAGTACCTACGCCAACCCGGAGGTTTACGACCAAAACGCCGAAATGACTGAGCGGTTAGTTGAGTCATTTGACGAGTTGGCAGTCGAGTTACCGGAAACGATCACGGTTTACCGCGGTATCCAACAGAATCCGCTGAATGACGCTGTTGTTAGACCTCGGGTAGGTGATGAATTCACAGACCTTGGCTTTTCGTCATGTTCGACAGATCGTGGTATCGCAGGAGATTTTGCTGATCCATCCGGGGATAGTCAGAGTCACATGATGATGCGAATAGTCATACCAAAAGGAACAAAAGTGGTGATCCCACCGCAGGGCTATCCGGGTTCTGAGAAAGAGGTTCTTTTACGGAATGGGAGCAGGTTCCGTATTACTGAAGTGCTAGAAGATGAAGACCCAAATGAGGGTTTCTACACTTTTTTGGGGGTTGAACTTGTCTCCTGATAGCAGATTCATCGTCAACTGGGACGATCTCATCTTCGACGACCCCGAACTATCCAAAGGAAAGTTTGCTTCTCGTTCTGAGGCAGCTCGGTTTGCGGCAGAACAGCGGTGGAAGGGGCATCGTAAAGAGGATGCGACGACGCGTACCGGAGGTGCGTCGGATGAAGTGACTTTGAGTACGCCGACCAGCGATCTTGATGAGTCGTTGCGTACTGGCCGCCCATTTGCACCTTTGAAAAATCTTGTGACTGACCCGGAGTTGGTGCAAGCGGTTTTGGACGATGCGACTAGGCAAGGCAGAGTCGATGACAAGGGTCGGATCAGCGTTCTCTACAATCCCAAACTGTCGGCTCTGAACCCAATTATTGCTCGCCTCAAAGAATTGTTTCCGGATGGTTGGGAGCCATTCCCGATGGGTGATGAAGATCGTCAATCTTCAAGCATAGAAACGGTCGCTAGGACTGTCATTCAACTGATGGTGATGAATGCTGATGGGCGAAGCAGTTATGTTGCGGACGACACACTCAAATCTAAATACCTAGAAAGTATTGACCCGGCTAAAACCTCGGTATTTATTGCTGCCTCACAATTTACGGTCGAGCAAGTTTTCGCTGAGGGTCATTACTGGTCACAATTTGTGACCCAAGAATCAACTGGCTACTACGGCAATAATATGAGAGCCGATTTTGAGGCCGCGGCAATGGGAATACCGCCGATGGTAGATAGTGCTTTACGCCCTATTTATGGTGCTGTGATGCCACGGTCAGCGGTTACCGACACCTCCCAAAGCAGAGTGTCAGGTGCATTGGAAGGTTACGGTGACTGTTTCATTGAATTGAAACCGGAGGTGAATGGACGAACAACCGTGACTGGCGGTGATTCGCTTTATGAAGTGCCAAGTCCAACAAGGTTGCAGTCAGTAACGATTGACAAGATTGCCCAAGACCTTGGCGGTCCACAAATTGGTGGTTACGCCTATATCGAAGCACAGGTTTACGGTGGTGTCCGGACGGAAGATATTCGAGCGATTTGGGTTGATGACGAGGATCAACAATTCAATATTCGTAAGACTTTAGACGAAGCCGGTTGGTCGCAGATTGAAGTTTTGATCAAGCACAACGAACCGGGTTTTGACGGTGATGTGACGGTTGAGAAAGCGAAGTTTGCTTCTCGTTCTGAGGCTGGGCGTTACGCAGCTCATGTGCGATGGTCGCGTGAGCGTGGAATTGAACCGATTCCTGTCGAGGAATGGCGCACCGGGCAACAGATTCCTGAAAAGGTTCGTAGTCCACGAATGCAAAAAATCGTGGAGATGCGAGCAAGCATTCAAAGTCGTCTAGCAAAATTGAATGACCTTTTACAGCGCGAAGATGTTCTGAGGTTTGCCGGCACTATAAAAACCCTTGCTGATGCTGAGGGTTTTGAAGATATGGCTGAGACATTGCCTCATGTCAAGGCGGCTGATTGGGAAAAAACAACGATTCCTCAGCAAGTTGACAAATACAACCCGGCTCAATGGTGGGCTGTAGTTGTTGATGGCAGGGTGATTCCTAACGCCGAGGTGATGGGTTTGATGTACGACATTATGGAAGTCGGAGAACTCATCGCTTTGGAGGCTGAAGAACGCTATTCGTCGTCAGGCAAAGAAGTCGATTTTGAAACGGAGAAAAAAGCTGCCGGTGAATCTTTCATGCTCGGCAAATCAATGAGTCGAATCAAAAACGAATTTTGGGGTGTTCTTGTTGAAGTTGCGGCCCGACAAAAAGGAAAGTGGGTTTCGGTAGACGAACTGATGAAGCAAACCAAAACAGAAAATTCGTTTCAAATGATCAAACTGTATTCGGGACTACAAATTAGCGATCCCTCCAAGAAAATGCCCCCTGAACAACTAACAAAAGAGTTGTTGAAGTTTGAAAAATTGGTGGACGAAAAAATTGCTGAACTGACTGTCCCGGTCGCTGATTCACTACGAGCGATACGGCTCGAGGTTCTCAAAGAAATTGGTGGGTTCGGTGTTACGCAAGATGAAGCCGAAAAAGCGGTTCGCCCTAGTCATTTTGGGGCAAAAGCGCGACAGAGAGTTGTTGCAGCGTTGCGTGAATTGCCGACAAGTTGGGTTCGGCAGGTAACGAAAATGGGGGGATTGAGTGTCACGGAGTCACCTGCACCTGATATGGCATCGTTCAACTATAAAAACCGACAAATTGAAGTAGGTGCTGGTAGTTCCCTCGGAGTTGCTGTTCATGAGACAGTTCACGCTGTCGAATACGATTATCCGCTGATGAACATCATGTTGAATTCGTTTGATTGGCATCGGGCAACAAACTGGAGCGGTGTCTTAGAACCGCGAACTACTAAAGGATATGCGAAGAGGCTCAAAGCGGGGACATTTGAAACGCCAACAAACTTTTCTGTTGACCCTAATTCACTTCGTATTAGAGATGGTTATTTGGACGAGTATTCGGGTCGGATCTATCGGAACAGCCGTTTTGATGCCCATGAGCAACTGACGGTTGCCGGGGATCATTTGCTGTTCCCAAATGAAAATCGGAAAGACGTGATTGATCTTGATCATATGGTCTTCGCTTTGGGGATGTGGGCGACATTATGACGATGCGATGGACTTTGGGTGATGGTACGACCGTCGAGGTTTCTGATGGTGAGGTGATTGCGTCACCGAGTATCAAGATGTTGGTGAATGGGCTGGTTGGGGCTGAGAGTTGGGTGTCGTCGGTTCGGTTTCCGTTTGCTCGGAGATCCGCGTCGTTGGCAACCGAGTTTGATGCGATCATTACGGTTGATTTTGCGTTGGGGATGTTGGGTCTAACCGTGGTTGATTCTCCGGTTCCGTCAGCGTTTGCCGGTCGTGAGGGTGATGTTGATGCTCCGGGTCGGTTGGCGGATGTTTCTAAAGCCAAGTTTGCTTCTAAGTCGGAGGCGGCGAAGTTTGCGGCCGAGCAACGATGGAAGGGTCATCAGAAGAAGATTCCGGAAACAAAAATCGCTGGAACACGGATTACTCAAGAAGAATATTTTGATCTAGTTCGTCAGTCCGTAATCAAACATCGCGATCTAAAGAGGAAAAATAACGACGGATCTATTTCTGATAACGAGATTTCAATTCTTGAGGCATATAAAGCACTAAAGGCATACACGTTCGGTGGCTATAGGAACATGAACGCCCATCTTCGACGTGAAGATGAGGACGAGGATCGGAATGATTCTTTTGTGGGGGCAGATAAAGACGGTGTGTC